CGTAAAACAGCGTCTGCGCCATCTGCTGATTCATCGCTTCAATAAACGCGCGGTCTTCAGAAAGGCGGAATTCAGACGTGTTACCGTTCAGGTCAGCCAGAGATTTATCCACCTCTGCATAAGCTTCAAGCATGCCGGCAGAGTCGGTGATCTGCACGGTGGTGGATTTACTCGGCTGCACACCGTAGTTGAGCAAACGCCAGGTGGCCGTCGGCAAACCTGAGCGCACGGTGGTGCGGTGGCCGGTTGGAAGGTTGCCTTCAACAAACGGCATGTCTTCCAGAATCGGGTTAGTCTGGCCGAGTAGTTCAATGATTTTGTCGATCTTACCGTTTGGATCTACGCGCTTACCCCAGTCAGCCAGCGTCAGCGCAGTTAAGCCTTTAACAGCCATGATTTATTTCCTCAGTTTTTGCCATACAGAACATCGGCCGCCGAACGCTGGCCTTTCTCATTTGACGTGACCAGATTGTCTTCCGACATGGCCGCGCCCACCTTTACAAACACGCGAATCAACTCGGGATGGTTGCCCATGCCGGTTGTTTCCAGAAACTCACGGAGCTGCGGCGTGGCGAATTTATCCATCGCCTGCTTTGCCCGCGTCAGGTTCCCATCAAACTTATCGCCGCCGATCTCGGCGTCGTCTTTTGCCGCTGTGCCCCAGTCGGCCACCTGCTTCTGCCAGGTATCGGCCTGCTGCTTCATCAGCTGCGGCATCACCTTGCTGCCGTAAAGATCAACCAGTTTCTGCGCCTGCTCCTGAGACAGGTTCAGTTCACGGGCGATTGGCTCAAACTGGGCAACGGCGTCTTTATCCAGTTCCGCACCCTCTGGCGCTTTGAACTCATAGGCTTCCGGCGCGCCTTCGGGCTTCTTATCACCCTCTTCCTCACCGTCTTTTTCGTCGCCAGTTTTCGCAGCATCAGGCTTTTCACCTTCGCCCTCTGGCTTCTGGGCTGCGCCTTCGCCCTCACCTTCAGGTTTGTCTGCAGCATTCTGCTGTGATTCCTTGGTGCCTTCCTGTCCTGCTGGTGCAGATTCAGAACCGTTAGTTGCCGCTGGCGCGCCTTCTGCGCCACCGTCTACAGGGGCTTCGCTACACAGACGGCGCATTAGCAAACGTTCAAAAAAATTCATTTATCAGCTTCCTCTCTGGCTTCATTTGCCATGGTCAGATAGAGATCCGGGCAGTGCGTCATCACCTCGTTAAACAGGCGGAGTCCTTCACTGCGACGTCCCTCATTGAAATTGGTAGCCGCGTTATCGCCGGTGAATGACAGCGCAAACACACCGGCATTACTGAGCAGCAGCCAGATCAGGCGGCGGCCCTGCACTGATGACATGACGTGCTTCAGGTCGTCGCGCTGGCGTTCTGCAGCCAGCTTCTGATTCTGCTCGGCGTCTTTCAGGCGCTGTTCATCATCGAAATCAGTCATTGCTGCATACCTCCCGCAATGGCGCTGAGCGCGTTTGGACCTTCCAGATTTGCCTGGCTGAGGTCTTTAGCACCGGCCACTGCGGCCTGCGCCATTTGCATCTGTTGCTGCTGCTGGATCTGCTCAGCACGCGCCTGGCGGATTTTCTGAACTTCCTCATCAGGCACGATCACAGACGGCGAAACGCCGATAGAGTCGCCGTAGCTGTCAATGATTTTGTCGATGTCCAGTTTGTCGAGCGCTTCAGGTTTGGCCTGCGCCATGCCGCCCACGAAGCCCACGAAGCGCTCCATGCTGTTGACGCCGATCGACTTCTGCGCCTGAGCCATGACGGAGATATATTCGATGCGCAGCGCGGTACCCTGCAGAACCTCCGGCGCTGGCGGGAGCATGCCTTTGCGCTGCATGATGGCGAACGCGCGGTCAATCAGCGGATCAAGGAACTCATCGTTCAGGCGCTCCAGCACCGGCCCGAGCATCAGAAGTTTCTCTTCTCGCAGCTCGTTGACTGCTTCCACCGGCATGCTGCGGGTGTTGATGTTCTGAAGCATCAGGAACAGGTCAACAAAGTAGGAACTGCGGATAATGTCTCGGGTGTCCTGGATGTCGTTCAGCAGATCAGCAGTGTTCGGGTTGACCATGTAGAGCGGTTTCAGTCCGTCCTGACCGGTCAGCTGATCAACGTATGTGACAGCGCCAGGCAGCTGTGAGACACGCTGGCTCTTTAATGAAGAAGGCCCGACCATAGGCGGGTTTGTGGCTTTGTCGATCAACTGGCTTTTGCGCTTCTGCTCGAGCTGCAGCGCTTTGACCTGTCCCAGCGCCGTCATGCCTGGGCAGTTGCTGCCGTAGGCGTCTTCGCCGTTCACTTCCCAGCGCGGCGCCAAGATCGGAAACTCATCAAAACCGGATTCACGCAGGATCTTGTCATCACCCGCTTTCTCAAAATAAACAGATTTGTAGCGCTTATTTTTGGCGTCCATCTTGCCGGTCTGGCGGTTCACGTTTGGGTAAACAGCATGGATAACGTCATGCCAGGCTTCCGTGGTCTGGGTTGCCCACTGGCCTTTGACCGTTTCGCTCACGTTGTCCAGGCCGAACTGCTCCACCAGCTGGCGTGTGGTCATACGGAATTCACGGAACACCGTGTCAACACTCAGACGTGCGCTGTTCGACACGTAATAGCTGCCGATCGGGAATGGGTAGGTGCGGATAATGTCTTCGTCATCTTCCAGTATCGCCATGGCGGCAGTGCCGTAGGTGCCGAGCTGTGCGTAGACGATGGGCAGCGATTGATAGAGGTTCGATTTGTTGAACACCTCATTCATGCGGCGCTGCACATCTTCCAGCCAGACTTTCACCGGGCCGTAATCTTTCATTGCCGGATCTGAAACTGACAGTGTGAACCACGGGCGGGCCGGGCTGGTGATGCCGGACATCATGCCGCTGGACAGCGTGCGCTCTGCCAGGGTGCAGGTCGGATCAACAATGCTGGTATTGCGGCGATTATCCCGGTTGGCATCAGAAACGAGAAAGCGACTGGAACGCGGGCTGATGTAGTCAGACAACTCGCGCCAGTGTGAATTAAAAGTGGTCCGCTCATCAGTGAGCATTCCCAACTGTTTGTTTAATCGCTGCTTCAGCGTTTCTTCGGCCATGATTGCCCCGGTTCCTGTTACTGACCCAGCAGCGTTTTATTGCTGGTATTGGCCTTTGAAGTGTCACCCTGCGAACCGGTCAGCAGCGTTGAAGCACGTCCTGCAGCAGCACGGCGGCGGCGTTCTTCATCGTCGCGGGCGCTGACAACGGCGTCATCCTGCGCCTGTGGCGCGGCCTGAACTTCTGGGGCTGACGGTACGGAAGGTTTTGAACCCATGCACATGGCTGTAACTCCCTTGGATAATTACCAAAATTAAACCATATACGCATTATTTTGACCACTAATAAGCAAAAGCATTTGACAATAGTTACCAAAATGGTAATAGCTAGGCCATGGAGAGCGCTGACATCGACTCACAGCCCGGAGTACCGCAGCAGTTTATTGGGCTTAAAAGTAAAGGCGGTGGATAAGCCGGGCATCATCCCGTCACCAGATTGAAAGATGCTTAGCAGTGTCTTTCCATGTGGTGAATGCGGCCAGCGCACGCGGAAGACTGACAAAGATCGCACACAGTCTAAGAGTTTCCGTTCTGGAGTTTGTCAGTCTGACCAGAGCACCGGGAGGCACCCGGCACCACACATATCAGGCGAGAGCATTTAGCGGGCGTTCAGGAGCGCCACAGAGACGCTGAATGCTCTCACCTGATGTGCCGTAGGACTGTTATCCGTAATGCTGTGTTTCTTAGCCCGCCCTGTGCGGGCATTTTTTTCTATCAACGTAAATTATCGTGACATGTTTTGACACAATGCTTTAATGACCTATCACGGCAATCGAAAAGGAATAATAAATATGAAAATCAATACCGGTGGGTCCAGTGTCACAGTGAACGGAGTGACGCACATAGCACGTCAAGTAACGATCGTGGATGGAAAAGTTTATGTCGACGGCGTGGAGAGTGATAACGCCTTGCAAGGTCCGATAACTGTGACTGTTAACGGCAATGCCGAAAGCGTAGAAGTTGCGCACGGTTCAGTCACGGCTACAGGCAATATCGGATATGCTAAGACGATGAGTGGTAGTGTCAGATGCTCCGACATTACCGGGAATGCTAAAACTATGTCTGGCGATATAATTTGCCAAACTATCGGTGGAAGCGCATCCACTATGTCGGGCGATATTATCAACCGATAAAAATTCTCCCTGACCAAGCCCGCCCCGTGCGGGCATTTTTTTGTCTCAAATTCGAGCCGCTAAGACTATTCCTAATCGCTTTTTGAAGGTATGATTCATTAAAATTTGTTACCTATCTGGTTACTGTAATGAGCGACGCGATCAAAGAAATTGCTGGGGTTTTAAAGGACGCACTTGTAACTCCGGTGCAGGAGGCTTTTGTATATAGGGCACGAAATCCATTTTTCGGAACCATGGTTATTGCCTGGCTTTTTTATAACTGGAATAAAGTTGCTTTTTTCTTTCTCTCAGACTTCAAAATTATCGAAAGGATTGACTACATAAGACATAAGATACCCGACAATTCAGTTATTTCTGGCATAAGTATTTCTCACACCCATTCTCTTTGGTTCCCTTTTTTATGGGCCTGCTTTATATCTCTAACATTCCCATTTTTTACATACGCTTCCATTTGGGTTCATAAGAAAATAACGGCTCATATCGAAACCATTAATTCGAAAAAAGAAGTTAAAAGAATACAACTTCAAAAAGAATTAATGGTTGAGATGGCCAAAAATGAATCAGCAAAAACTAAACAACTAGCTGAAGAAGAATCGGTTATAGAAGACTTCCGGCAGAAGTCTGCAACCAGCAGAGCTAACATAGAGTCTTTGAAGAAGCAACGATCTGATTTAGATTCTGAGATAGAGTCTCTCAATGCAGTCCGGACGACCACTCAAAGCTCACTCAATGAGATTAGCGAAAATTTGAATAAAAAGAAAAACGAGTATAATGATTTATTGACGAAATATGATTTCATAGCAGAGAAGCATGGGTCCATTGAAATGCTTCAATCAGAAAACAACGAACTTAAGAAACATTCGGAACTATTTGAGTCAATGAGGAATGATTTCATGGAGGAGATCTCTGAAAATAAGAGCGCAACTCTTGGCCTTCAAAAAGAACTTTCTGATAAGTCCTTAGCTTATATCAATCAGGCAAGAGCGCTTTCCGCCCAGCATAGTGATAATAATGATTTAAGAGCAAGGTTAAATTCTATCAATGAAAACCATAAAAGGCTTAGAGATAAATACAAAAATATTTTCCTAACAAACTCACATAATGGCGAAATATATGTCAATGAGCGTTATTCAAACGCTCTTAGTCAAATTAACAGATTAGGACCTCAAATCCTTAATTCTATGGACTCTGACATAAAAAATGGTAAAGATTAATCTAACCATAAGGATCATATTCTGTCTCGCTCTGCCCTACCTGGTTGCTTCCCACATAATGGAGCTTTTTCACCACCGGAAACGCGAACGTCAGCGCCAGCGCGTCGGCATCGTTGGGTGATTTACCCAGGCGCTCTTTGATGCTCGTCTTATCCTCCAGCACAATGCGGCTGTCCTTCAGCCGCACTTTGTACTCTGCCGCCGATAACTCCTCCGCCACTTGCTGGCTATCCAGCTGCCCGCCATCCTTCAGCCAGGTCTTAACGGCGTTGTACATCTCGCCGCGCTTGTTCGCCATCTGCGGATCGGTTGAGCCACCGCCGAACTGTATCAGCTGCCAGTTGCGGCCCCAGTTGTCGCCCACTGACTTCAGGCCGGTACCATAGCCGTAGTCGATGAACACGGCATCAGCGCGGTACTCGTCCTCAAACTGCGCGATGGTTTTGGCAAACAGCACATCGTCTGTGGTGCGCTGGTGCTCGCCCAGCTTTTTGGTGTGCAGCCCCTGCCGCAGGTAGATAACTGCGGGGTCACCGCCCTGGTGCGCCGGGTCAACGCCGATAACCGTCGCAGCGTGCGCCACCTGACCGGGAGTGATCACCCTGCCAACGGCTGCATCTGTCAGGCCGGTTGGGATGAACTGCGCTTCTGACGCTGACGGGAACAGGCCGCGCACACGGACCTTCACAAAGTCGCTGTCTTCGCCGTAGTCGTCCACCCATTTCTGAATCTGCTCTTTGTTCGTGCCCTCAACGGTGCGGCTGTCTATCTGCTTCGTCTTCCAGCGGTGCCGGAACTTACGGAAACACTCCCGGAAACGGCCGGTGTTACGCGTCGGGTTTCCGAACGCAATCCAGATAATCTCCGTGTTCTCGTCCGTTAGCGCGCCCTCGGCTACTTCCCACACCAGATCGGCGATATTGGAAGCTTCGTCGAATATCAGGATGATTCGCTTGCGCTCGTTGTGCAGGCCGGCGAATGCCTCGGTGTTGTTCTCTGACCACGGCACCGCGTCTGCCCGCCAGGCTTCGGCGTGCGATGGGTCGTTGCTGTAGATGGCGGTTTTGGTGCTGGTGAACCAGTCCTGTGTGATGCTCAGGCGCTGCCATTTTGCGATTTCCGGCCAGGTCTTGGTGCGCAGCTGGTTCTCTGTGTTGGCGGTCACCACCACCTTGCAATCCTCGCAGGTGTCCATGCCCCACTTAGTAATCATCGAGATGAAGGCTGATTTTCCGATCCCGTGGCCTGAGGCGCGGGCAATCATCAGCGGCTGGTGCCGTGTCGCTGGATTCTGCAGGTGATCACCTATTTCCTGGAATGTTTCGGCCTGCCACTGGCGCGGCCCTTTGGAGTACGCCAGGTCGGTACCCTCTTCACCCCACGGGAACGCATACAGCGCATAGCCATAGGGGTCATGCGTGAACGCGCCGATATCCTCAATCAGCTGCATCTCAAGATCGGCGGCACTACTCATCTTTGCTACCCGCTGCGGCACGCTTACGGGCGGCGGCCAGCTTATCAGCCAGGCTGACGTTGATATTCAGCTCCTGCACCTCTTTGAAGGCGCTCACGCCGACATGCTTACCGATCAGCTCGAGGTTCTTCACTTTGTCCGGCCACTTCACTTTCTGCATGGTCGATTCGATATCCTCTTCACCGTCACCACCGGCCATGCGGATCCGGTTGATGTCCATGGCGCTGAGCGATGTGCGCCAGACTTTCGGCCACTGGCTCACGGGCTTCAGGCCGCCTTCATCGGTCAAGATGTCGAGCACGTCCATCTGGTCAATCTCCACCAGCCGCTTAAGCACGTAATCGGCATCAATCTTTGTCCGGCGGCTGCGCGCCTGGCGTAGGTGTATGATGCGTTCCTTGACGCGAGGATCCGCCATCAGGCGGCTGGCGGCATTAACGGCTGTCGCTGCTGAGTAACCGGCGGTGATGGCGCAGGCGGTCTGATCGTCTGGATTCTTCACGTACTCCTCGCAGTAGCGCACCATCTGCTCGGTTAGTGGTTTGGTTGACTGCGGCTTAGGCATGGTAACACCTCAAAATTAATTACCGTTTTGGTAATAGTACCATGCAAATAACAGCAGCCAAATGGCGGGTTAACTTCGCTTGACGTGATGGGCGTGCGCGCAGAGGAATGCAGCGTTCTCTGTATCGAACTGCTCACCGGCTATTTCTTCCCAATCCGCGGCGAACTTCCAGCGCACATCCCACTTCCCATTACTGCGCGGCCAGATGATGTAACCACTGGTGAAGTCCCGGCCTGCGTGGATGTCAGGCAACTTTTCGCCCCTGTCCATGAAGTAGAATCTGGTGCCGCCGCTGATGAAGGTTCTCATGGATTAATTTAAAATTTAGTTGGGAAACCGCCAACCGAAACATGAGTAATGTCTTGCGGTATAGGCTTCCACTCGTCTGGCCCTTGGCGATGGTAAGAAGCTATTAGGTTTAGCTGCTCCCCATTTCTTAAAGAAGCGTTGAAAGACAATGGCATTTTTGTAGTTATGCCTCTCATCAAACCTACTGTAAAACCACAATATCCGGGCTTGCCATCAAGACACAAATCTTTAACAAACGCAGAAGTATGGGGTGACTCAGGAACTATAAGAATAATATCTTTTTCTTCAAAATTATTATTAAAAACGAACAAACATTCTGAAATAACCTCTACAAAATGAGCGGCGAAAACTTTCACATCCAACTTTTTATCGCTATCCATTTTAAAGTTAATTTTCAGATTGGAAAAATCTTGTTCTTTTGGTTTGAAGGTGCTTTTATTATCAATAATATCCTTCATTTGAGCAATAACAGCCTCTACGCCATCACTGTTCAAATTCAAATATAACGTTTGAGTAAGTAAAGCTGGCATAAATGATTCATCACATTTCACTGGAATAAATTTTAGATTCCCCTGTGCTGCTTTCATCAAAGCATTCTGCCACTCAAGTGTAACCATCTTGCTTTCGAGGCTATTCTTGGTGACAAAGAAAAAGAAGAACTTTGCTTCACCTAATCCTGAATTCATACGGTCGATAATACCTTCTCCAGGCTGAATAGACCAAGAATCGTAAAACACGTTCTCTTGTCCATAAATTGCTGAAATTTTTGAAGCGATATGTTCTACAAATGGCTTGTCTTTATAGTTGTGGCTGATAAAAATCATTGTAACTCTCCTTATGCTGCGTGACATGTCACGTCAATTTATATCACTAGCTTCGTTTCATGCCATCCATTTGTTGCCCAGCACGCTGCTTCACCCTGGCAAGGGCATGACTGCACCGGCAGCTGCTCTTTGCACTTACCGCATTGCTGCTGTGCCAGCGCTTCCAGTTGCTGCGCCAGCTCAGCGGCATCCTTCCGGATTAACAGCGCTATGTACTCGTTCAGCTCATACGGTTCACGACCGGGGCGGCGTGCGGCGCAGTTCTGCGCCAGCATCTCCAGTTCCTGACTATCCAGCGCCAGCTCCAGCTTTTTACCACCGGCAGCGGCCTGGCGAGCACGCTGCGCTGCTTTGCGTTCGGCGGGGGATTTAGGCATCAGTCATTCACCCACGCGTGCATAAACCATGATGCCATCCTCTGGGCGAGAGCGGTATACAGCGATGCCGGGACGCGGCCAAAGAGCTATGAAGCGGTTAGCGCCGCTCTGGAGGTTTGCAAATTTGCTCTCGCTCATCACACCAACTGGCATCATTTTGGGTTGGGACAAATAAGCCAGAAGCTCACGCAGGCATGCCAGCTCAAACTGCTGACTTTCTATGGCCGTGCCAGCACCTTTTGCGTTGAGTGATTCGATATGTTCAATACGTTCACGCACAGTGTTTACGTTTACCGACTTCATCACTCACCATCCTTACCGGCGCGGAGTTTGGCTGCAATTTCTTCGCAGACATGCGTAAGTGAGCAGAGGCTTATGGCAGGATGCGCCTTAACCATCTCCACCCCCTCAGCCCGCACGGAGTTCAGGTCGGCGTCGGTGGCTGGGAAAGGGTTCTCTGCGTTCACATCACGGCTGACATACGTGTTGATCTCAGAGACATAATCCAGCGGAACACCGGCAAACGTGTAGCCTTCACTTTCAGAGAAATACTCAACGTGATTTTCACTGATATCCGTCAGTAACTTCAACATCAGGACATTCTCAGCCGCCAGCGCGTCACGCTGCTCCTGCAGTTCATCACCACGCACCAGCGCGCAATCCAGACGCGTTGCCAGCACACTCACCATCTTCGCAATCTCTATCAGCGGCGTATCCATGCCGATCGCTTTGGCAAACGCATGCCCTGCAGCGACTAACTCTTTTCCCTTAACATCACTTAACTTGCTATTTTCCATAAATATTTTTCACCTCAGACCGTTATCTGAAATCACAATTTCTGGGGTTAACACGCTTTTTGCTGCGCTGGTTAACCTGTTCAGAACTCTTCTACGTCCCATCCCGCGGCTTTTGGCTTCGGGTAAACCGCTTTGAAGGCGAAGGGGTACGAGTCCGCCGCGACCTTCATTTTCACCCTGGCGTCATCGCTGAAGATCCGCTTTGAGCCTTTGACGTCGTGCATTTCAAGCTGGCCACTGGCATACATCACGGCGAAATCGACGATGATAAAGCAGCTGTCAGCGAGGCGCAGTTTGATACCTTCAAACCGGTACCAGAGGATTAGCCCGGCGCGCTTCTGCAGCTCGAGGTGAGCGGCATAGGCGGTTTCGGATTTGTTCATCTGGCCGGTTTTGAGTCTGCCCAGTGCGTAAAGGCGCTTCTGCATACTGTTACCTCATTGGTTGCTATTACCATTCTGGTAATACTTAGCAAGTAAAAAAATGCGCCCATTTGCACTTTATCGCTATGCCCTTAAAACGCTCTGTATCGCGTTCTGCGAGTACTTACCGCGTTACCTGCTCCTTGCCTGCCCTGATACCAGATAATTAAATCTGATGCGGCTGGCGCAGGATTATTACTGATTTGGAACAGTCATCCTCTCCACCCGTCCGGGATTTCTTTGTCTGGCACGGGCATCACAGTGATGTCACGCTGGCGGTTCGCTGTTGCCGATGAAGCCGCCGGTCTGGCTCTTCGCTGTGAAACACTACGCGCAAGCTTCTGCTCCCACTGGGACTGGGTGAAAAACTTACCCTCCCCGATCCAGTACGTCACGAACTCAGCAATCTCAGTCTTCTCTGGCGGGGTCTTCAGGATGATCCCCCAGACAGCTGCCCGCCGCTGAAGATCCTCATCGGGTAGCCAATCTTCGAACATGGAGAACTTACCGCCAGTAACAGGGGCATTAATCACGGCAGATTCAACAGCAGGAAAGTTATCCACAGGAGCAGCTAATTTTTCTTCGCGTGCGCTGTGTGGGGTTTCTTCCATTTCCCTGATCCCTGATCCCTGATCCATTCCCAATGGTAGCTCTACGGTAGTGCTACTGTAGTCGTACGGTACAAGCTCAAGACACTTGATTTTACTGGGCCGAGGCTTGTTCACGACCTGGTGGCGGCCGAAATTGCAGATGTGTCCAAAATGCTTGTTATCGGACGTGGAATACATGGCGATGTAACCACAGTTGGAAAGCTCCTGTATCAGTACCGGAATGCTCAGGGAGGGTTCACGAATAGGGAATACCGCTGCGCGGATGAGTTTAGGGTTAGCATTAAAATAACCTTCATCGTCGGCATAATTGAGCAGCCCAATCGCCAGTAAGCAGGCTGGCTCTGATAGTTCTGACATATCCTCATCAGTCCAGAACTCGGGTTTAATAGTCCTGATACGAGCCATCAGATAACCTCCGGCGAAGTAGTTCCCGCGGCGCTATCCATGATCTGCTTAATCTCAGCCTGGCGGCGCAAACTGGAATCCATCGCACACTTCACGCAGTGGCCGTTATAGACGTAACGCTCGCTTTTATGGCCGTGCTTACACAGCTTGCCAGTGTAGTAGCGTTTTAGACCTGCTTTCGCAGCCTCCATGCGAGTAATGATTTTCATTTTGTTACCTCACCCTACGTTTACTATTACGACTATTTTCTCCTAACCATGAAACAAATCAAGGCTCATTTGCATATTTGGTAACGATTGGTTGTTTTATAAGGCTTTTTAGTAATGAGAGTGTAATAAAAAGCCGCCATGTAGGCGGCCTTCGGTGCAGGGTATGTGGTGGTTATGCGGCAGAGTAGAAGAAGGAAAGCAGCTGCTCTTTACTGATATTTGGGTTAATCCCGGTGACAGCTTTATGCAATTCCGTCATATAGTTACGACTTGGAACGCGGCGGGCGTACACCAGGTGAGTACGGATATAATTCACTGTCGTGCCAGCCTCTTTAGCCAGCTGCTTCTTTTCTTCCAGCGACAGTCCCTGCCAGAACTCTTTGAAGTCAAACGGCTCCATTGGGGCCTCCAGATAACGATTTCATCCACTGAATTGTTACCTAACTGGTCGCGCTTATCAACCTGTATTACCAATCTGGTGCATTTACCAGAAAGGTAACATCGGCTTTAATTGCACCCAGCAACCTGATAAACCCAAATCATGTATGAAGGAAACAAATGAAGCCGATTTCCGGGATCCGCAGAGCAAACCTGATTTACCTGCTTGAGACCCGTTTCGAAGGTAACCAGACTCAGATGGCAAAAGCCCTGGGTTCATTACCGAACCTGATCAGTCGATGGACGCGTGATAAGCCTATGGGCAGCGCAGCGGCGCGCAATATTGAGCGGGTACTGAAGCTGGAAGATTACTGGCTGGATAACGACCGGGACAATGTGCCGCCAGTCGCCCAGGACGTGGAGATCAGCGACGTGGTTTCCCACAACCTGCGCCTGTGGATGGACAAATCCGAAGACCTGAAAACACAGGGTAAAGTTCACCGCGCCAGCGGCGTGAACCAGTCAACCGTGGGCCGCGTTCTGAATAAAGAGATCGACCCGACCATCAGCACTGTTAACTCTATCGCTAAAGCGTTCGGCCGCAATGGCTATGAGCTGCTGATCCCGAGTACTGACGCCCGTCAGATCCAGTATGACCGTGACCTTTATGAAAAGCTGGACCCAGCAGACAAAGAGAAAATCGCCAGCTTTATTGAGTTCGTAATCAGCCAGACACAGAAAGAGTCAGATCAGTAAATACCGCGGCTCTGTGACGGTATGAATCAGCCATATACCGTCAAAGCCCGGACTCCCGCCACCTAATCCAGCCCACTCAACACCTACCCGATGCCATAAACCCCGCCCTTACAGTTACCATTATGGTAATTTTTTCTTGTGATAACGATTGACACACCCTGAAAAACGCTTATTATTAGCCTCAAGTGTTACCATTTTGGTAATAGAAAATAGCTCTTTAACAATCCGAAACGGGCAATCACAACCCACAATCTGGCCGCCCACCAGATGGCACGGCTAACCCGTAGAACCGGAACGCCTGCCCGGAAAGTGAACATCCCTATCCCTTTTTCGGAGACAGATCATGACCTTTAATGATGTGACCGGAGAGCCTTTTGTAATAGTCCGCATAGCCTGTGGCTACCTCTGGAGAATGACAAACGTCCAGACTCGCTTCAGTCAGACAGTTAACCGTGACCAGTTCCGGAATATCGCCTTAGCCGCATATGGGCTTAAAGGCTCTTTGTCATGCAACCAACTATTACCAAAACGGTAATTCTGGATTCAGAAATGAAATATCGTTACCAGAACGGCAAGTACACCTTTACCGCCTGCGTGCTGGGCATTGAGCGTCAGTTCTCTGACTTCAGCGCCGGCGTTGAGTGGGTATTCACACAAAAAATGGCCGCCAGCTGCGCGGCAGACATGGGAGGCATTTGAGATGTCAGCTTATGCACAGCATGAAATCGCCGAAGAGCAGCGCTGGCAACAGCACGACGCTCAGGTCAGTAAGGATGAGTGGATCCGTGACCGCGCGGACGAACTCCAGGCAAAGTGGCCGGAAGAGTTAACCCGGCTTTATAACCCCTTCCTGCTTACCTCTCTACCGGGTTTGCGCAGTGAAGCCGCGCAGGATGCTTACGCAGAGATGGTCGATAAAATCTGCCTGGCGCAGGCTGAAGAAGACTGGCAGAACAAAGAGTGGCTCGGTAAGGACTGGACGCCATGACCGCGATGCCTGAAATCAAAATGGCCCCGAGCGATCCGGGGCTTTACTTCAACATTCCCAACGAGGCCTATCACGCTGGCCCCGGCGTCAGTAAATCGCAGCTGGACGACATCGCCATTAACCCGGCGGTGTTCCAGTGGCGCAAAACAGCGCCTGAGGATGAAGAGAAGAAAACGGCGCTCGATATGGGTACTGCCCTTCACTGCATCCTGCTGGAGCCTGAAGAGTTCGGCGCCCGCTTTATTGAGGCGCCGCCATTCAATCGCCGCACGAATGCCGGGAAGGAGGCTGAAGCCGCATTCCTGAAAGATTGCCTTTATACCGGCAAAACAGTGCTGGAGCATGAGGATCATCGGAAGCTGAAGCTGATGCACGCCAGCGCATTCGCACACCCGGCGGCGCGGTTCTTCCTGGAAGCCGATGGCCACTGCGAAACGTCGATTTACTGGGACGATGAGCAGACCGGCGAACTTTGCCGGATCCGCCCGGACCGGTTCCTGAAAAATCAGCCGGTAATCGTGGACGTGAAGAAAGTGGCGGACATGGAGCGCTTCGCCCGTCACGTCGATGAGTTCCGCTACCACGTGCAGGACGCCATGTACCGCGACGGCTTCTATCAGCACTTCAACGAATACCCACAGTTCGTTTTCATCGTTGTCAGCGAGAGCATCGATTGCGGCCGCTATCCGGTGCGCGTCTTTCAACTCGACGCGGAAGACGTCGCCGTAGGTCACGATCTTTACCGGCGTGATCTGAACACCTATCACCAGTGCCGCCTGACCAATACCTGGGGCGGCGTTGAATCACTTTCCCGCCCGGCATGGGCGCGCAAAAAGGACAATCAGGCATGAGCACTAACTTAGTCACCAACGAAACCACCAGCACCGCCGCCACCATCTTCAACCCGCAAAGCCTGATGCAGTTGCAGCAGTTCGCGCAGGTGATGTCTGAGGGCGTTGTTGCCATCCCGCAGCATTTGCGCGGTAAGCCCGCTGACTGCCTGGCAGTAACCATGCAGGCGGCGCAATGGGGCATGAACCCCTACGCAGTGGCACAGAAAACGCACATCGTTAATGGCGCGCTGGGCTATGAGGCGCAGCTGGTAAACGCGGTCGTGTCGTCTTCCAACCTTCTCTCCAGCCGGATCAATTACAGCTGGAGCGGCGACTGGTCGAAGTGTACCGGCAAGAACGATAAATCAGACCTCCTGTCCGTCACTGTGTCGGCGGTGATCAAAGGTGAGTCTGAGCCGCGTGAGCTAACCATCAGCATGGCGCAGGCTGGTGTGCGTAACTCGCCGCTGTGGGAGCAGGATCCGAAGCAACAGCTGGCATACCTCTGCACGAAGCGCTGGGCGCGCCTGCATGCTCCTGACGTGCTGCTGGGTGTGTATACGCCGGATGAGCTGGACGAAACGCCACGCGGCGAACGTGACATCACACCGCGCACCACCGCTGACCTGAACAGCATGATCGGCAGCAGCGTCGAAGCACCATCGGCTGATGTTCGTGATTATCGCGATGACGCCGTGCTGGTTGCCGGTCTGCAGGAAGAGATTGAACAGGCTGACACGCTGGAGAAAGCCAGCGCTGTCGGTGAGAAGATCAGCCAGCACAAGGACGACTTAACCGAATCCACCTTCCGATCACTGCGCGCTAAAGCCGTGAAAGTCTATAAGCACCACGACGCCCGCCGCCAGATTGAAGCAGCGATCAACAGCCTGGACGCCAGCGCGCCGGACGCGAAAGAGACCTTTATGAAAGTTGAAGCAGACCTGCAGCGCCTGAAAGGTGCGCTGGGGGATGAGCTGCACGAAGGCTTCAGCATCACGCTTGGCGACATGCGCGCCGAATACGTTTAACCAACACCAGTGAAAACTCAGGGGCCCATCGCGGCCCCTTTTCTTTGGAGAGAAAAAATTATGAAAGGTGCAATCCGTAAAGATCAGTTGCTCGAGCGCGTGCCGCTGTCTGAGTACACCATCAATCAGATGGAAAAGAATGGCGAGTTCCCGAAACGCTTCCCGCTGACCAACCGCACCGTCGCCTGGAACGTCGACGAGGTAGAGGCCTGGCTCGATGAGCGCCAGCGCAACGCCAGCGCAGCACAGCGTGACCCGTCACTGGCTGCGAAGTTCGAAGCCAATCCCAACCACCGTAAAGCCGCTGAGCGTTCAGCGATGAGAATGGCGGGCTGATCATGACATCGAAAGAACTAATCCTCACCTATCTGCAGGAGCATGTCGGATCCCGGTCCGTCGATATTCACGCTCACCTGGCGGAGCACGGTCTGAAGCGTGAAAGCTCAATGTCAGCGCTGAGCAAACTGGTGCGCGCCGGTGAAGTTATGCGCGCCCGATTCCGCCAGGACTACATCTGCTGGCTGAAAAACACCAACGTGGTGATAAGCCCCAGTGAAATGCGTAACCGGCTGAGCAATGCAAACCGCCGCCTGAATGCGATGAACAGCATCAACGTGGTGTTTGATGAGTGCCGGGCAAACAGCCAACTGTACCGGATGGATCAGTTGCTGCGTTCGGCGCGTGGGGTGCGGGCATGAACTATCAGCTGATTTATGCCGACCCGCCCTGGTCATATGGCAACACCATCAGCAACGGTGCCGCGGATAACCACTACGGCACCATGTCGATGGCTGACCTCAAGCGCCTGCCGGTCTGGTCGCTGGCTGCGCCAGATGCTGTGCTGGCGATGTGGTACACCGGCACTCACGCTGAAGAGGCTATCGCGCTGGCTGAAGCCTGGGGCTTTGATGTGCGCACGATGAAGGGTTTCACCTGGGTGAAGCTGAACCAGCTGGCTGAGCAGCACATCAACAAAGCGCTGCGAGATGGCGAGATCGAAGATTTCTATGACCTGCTGGCGCTGCTGAACACCCAGACGCGCATGAACGGCGGCAATTACACCCGCGCCAATACAGAAGACTGTCTGATCGCCGTGCGCGGTGCGGGACTGGCGCGCATGAACGCATCCATCAAACAGGTGATTTACAGCCCTCTGAGTGAGCACAGCGCCAAACCGTGGGAAGCTCGCCACCGCCTTGAGATTCTCTATAGTGACGTGTCACGCATCGAGTTGTTCAGCCGTGGCGATGCAGAGGGCTGGCACCATTGGGGAAATCAGAATCCACACAATGACGTTGAGCTGGTGCCTGGCGGATTTGAGGTAAAGTACAAACAGCCGCGCCGGATAGAGGTTACGCGCGGCATGGTGCAGATGACGAGAGGTAATGCAGCATGAATAAATTAACTCCCGGCGGCATGGCCGTCATCGTTGGCAGTAGCAGTGAAGCCTTCACGAGCAATGTAGGGCGCCTAGTTCGGACGGTATGCCGTGAAGGCATGCTGAAATCTAAAGTCACTGGCATGGTGAGCGATTGCTGGTTTATCGAAGTGCCAGAGGGTGCCAGACCGCTGAGCGGCAAAATGCCGGATGGCCAGGTGAGCATGTCTTACTGTGGCAATATTCGGCAGCGTTACTGATGCCACTTGATAATAACGACCCCGACGCAGAACTCAGCGCATCGCCGGTGTACGGCAGCATGGGGAAGCTATGATCGCACTGTCGATTTATCTCATTATCGCCGCTTACCTGCTGGGTAAGCTGGAAGACGGGCCGCACTCAACGCAGTCAGTCTTTATTTGCCTGGCATGGTTCCCGGCAGCACTGATTTACCTGTCAGCGCTGCTGGCGGACAAAACACTCGGCGATGACCCTGAACGTTGAGATTCTATTTTTTTCCCTTCTCGATCCACTCATCTACCATGTCGGCCCACTGCTGTAACATGTCTTTACGCTGCTCGCTATATTCTGCCTTGTTATAAACGGCGCGAATACTACGTTGCTCATGGGCCAGGCATTTCTCTATCCAATCCGAATTAAATTCCTTTTCATGCAAAATTGTACTGGCTGTGCGCCTGAGGTCATGAACATTAAAGCTCTCCATTGGGTTACCCTCTTTTTCAAGAATTTTCAGGGCCGTTCTGATTGGCGCATTTAACGCGCCTTCTGACAGCGGGCTGTGTGGGCTAAACCGGCCCGGATGAATATAAGTGGCATCCCCATATAAGTCATTAAGCATCACAAGAATGTCGTAAGCCTGATTTGACAGATATACCTTGTGCGCCCTTTTCATTTTCATCAGCGACGCAGGCAGTGTTAGTGTCCTTTCATCCCAGTCAACCATTGACCAGGTGGCATTACGGAATTCGCCCTTTCTCAGCATGGTAAGAAGAACAAATTTGATAGCCAGAATTATCGTTTTACTGCTTCCGGTCCGTTCTACCGCGCTGAAAAAAATACCTATTTCTTTTTCAGAAAGAGATCTGGAACGCGGGGTGAAACTGGCAATGCTCGATGGCTTTATCCTCTCCGCTGGATTATCCCCCTCATATCCCCTTTCCCTGGCAAATTCATACACCTTGTAGACCAGGGTGCGAACATGCAAAGCGGTAGAGGGTGCTCCTTCATCTCGAATCCTTTCACAAAACTCTCTGAGCTGCATGTGTGTTATTTCACTCATTAGCTTATTGCCAAATAACGGAAGAACGTGGCGCCGGAAGATCGCCAGTCTTAGCTCTTTGGTACTGTCTGCAACACGCCAGCCCTTTTCCCACAGCAATGCATAATCTTTGAAACGGTTTGCTGATCGAAAAACGCTTTTTAACTCCTGTTTTTTCATAGAAGGCGAAATGCCCTGAATCAGAAGTTTTTTGGCCTCCATAAGTTTTTCGCGCGCTTCAGCCAGCGATATACCATCGGCACCGTATTTGCCGATAGTCAGCGTTTCTCTTCTGCCGTTAATACGATAGTCATACCTGAAGGTGACGGTACCGGTTTTCTGTACCGCCACATACAATCCATCACGGTCTGAAACCTTATACAGCTTGGCCTGAGGCTTTAAATTTTTAAGTTTTGTGTCAGTGAGCATCGGGCTTCCTTACGAAAAAATACCGTCATACGCACACCAAAAATGAACGGTATAGAGTATTAAGATGGTACGTAACTTTGACGGTACCGTCAAAGTGACCGACGGTAAATACCGACTTCAGGCAATCGGTAACAATCGTTATCAATAAGATAAATAATAAAAAACCCCGAAAAATCGGGGTTATTAAATCGTCTTCAATCGTAAGCTATTACCAGTGCATGGTTAGTGCTTTTCAATCCACAGTTCGCGACTGTAGGCGACATCTTCAGGGTTAGTGATGGGATAGCCTTTGACCCAAGGTTTAATCAGGCGGCCATTGGTGTACTGATAGATGGGGGCGATCGGGGCCTGCTCAGCCAGGATCTGCTCGGCACGGTTGTAATCGCTGTTACGTACCTGATCGCTGGTCTCCCGACTGGCTTTGGCGATAACCGCATCATAATCCGCGTTATTAAAGCGCGCGATGTTGCTGCTGTTGCCCGACGTCAGCAGATTCAGGAAGGTGGAGGGCTCATTGTAGTCACCGACCCACGAGGCGCGGATCACATCG